CATCCGTAGAAACTCGAATATATCCGTAAATCATTCTTTTGCCTCCACGGTAAATTATGACAGATAAAGATGCGATTTTGAATGAACGGATTGATTAAGCAATGGGGAATAATTGGAATTCAAACAAAAGCTACATGGATTCCCTTTCTTGTTCCGTTTACAAGTTCCACTTCTTATACACTCGTAAACGGTGTTAAATCAACATCTGACGCTAGTTCCTCTTATAGAGGCGTTGCCGTAAATTACAATTCAATCGATGCTAGTGATTCAGAACTTGGCTTTACCGTTTATAGCCAACAAAGCTCAACTCAAAGGTGGCTCGCAATCGGTTACTAATATCCAATAGCTAACCACCTATCACCCGATCTTACTGCTCGCTCAAATTGAAAATTGAGACCATCTATGTTATTCACTCCGAAATGAGTGAAATATGTCTCCTCCACACTTCCTGCGGTAAAATTAGGCAAAACGAACACTTTATATGTACTCGCTGAAGTAAAAGATGTAAGCATTGTTAAAGTGTAACGACCTGATGATGTGACATACTTGCCTTCTCCCCACTGTATAATCAATCCGTTCGCTTTTTTTTCATAGCCAAAATCCGTACCGAAATAGTTCTCAATTACCGGGTCGCCCATGACAACCCAGTTCGTACCGTCGTACATAAGCTCAAGCGTAGTGTAAGGCTGCCAGACCTCATCAAATGCCGTACTCGCACCTCGCCATTTTCCTGATGATGCTTTAAGCCCGTTATTGTCAACAGGGCTTCCGCCTCTGTATGCCATGATTTTTTTTGCCGCTGTATTTCCGACTTTAAGTTGTGGGTAGCTGACTGTACAGGCATTCTGAAACAAAATCTTGATAGTAGCACCTGCATAAAGCACAAATCCTGGCATAGCTGATGCCGGGATTTCTTTTATCTGAGTTCCATCGGCCGTTGAGCATAGAACACCGTTCATGTTGAGCGTTGCGACATTGTTTTGAATTGTATTCGTTGATGTCTCCGACAATGCAGTGTCTACAACCGGAATTGTTGGCTTGTGCAAAATCTTTGCAAGTCCTTCTTCCGCATCCCAGTCGGCATTTACTGGTGTTGCAGGAATATTTGGCGTATTGCTCAGATCCTGGTAATCACCGCTGAAAGCGACTTCCGAAAACTTTGGTCTGCCGCTGACATTACCCCATGCAACTTCCTGTGCTTCTTTGGCTGTTCCTGCCTCAGCAGCATACGCGACACGCTTCGCGTTATCAGCTGTATTGTCTACATTGCCGAGACCAACTTGAGCTTTTGTGACTTCATGTGGATTGTTTGTATTGCTTGCATGGGCTGAAAACGCATTGCCGACAACGGCAACTTTATCTGTCACAAACTTCTTGATTGCATCCCATACATCGCTATGAACGGCATTGTCGGGCTGATTAGAAATTTGCCTTGTTACGGTTTCTCCAGGAACCTTAGGATTGCCAAAAACTCCATGAAAAACCGCATACATGAAGCCAATGACATCATTGAAAAACTTATTGTAGAAAGGCGTTCCGTCAAAAGAATCCGCATCCGTTGCGTTGACGGCCGCTCCTTCCGGGTATTCTGCACTTGGTGCCTGAAAATATGCGCTGTAATTCTCATCGTACTTGTTCATAATAAAAATCTCCTATAAAAATCAATATTCAATTACTGTGTCATTCGGTACATATTCAATGAACAACACAGCCGTTGTATGTACAGGTTTTAAGGACAGAATTGTGTATTCCACGAATTGCTGCCACTTCTCATGCACTTTCAGTCTTTGAAATGCAATGATTTTATTCTCCGCGTCTCGGGAAACGCCTTTGCTTATAAAAAAATAAGTCTCATAAAACTTCGGGTCAGAGGGAATATCCCAGACAGATTGTGTGTCGTTCCTAAGCACCGTTGGTACCCATCCAGATTCCCCTACAAGCAAGCTGCATACAGCCTTTCGGTTTCCGCAGCACATGTATTTATTCCCGCAAACACTTTTATATGTAAATACAAGTCCCATTGCATTCACAACAGGAATATTCTCTGTGACGATTGCGCCAGGAATGAACAGCTTCAGAATTTTCTCCATAAATTCCCTGGTCGTGTTTCCGTATCTCATCCACCACAACGCGTTCACTATGCTTCTTCTTTCCTCAACAGAAAAAAGAAGCCTTGAAAATTGTATTCTGAACGCCTCTTCCCACCTTTCCAGAACCCTTGTCGTGTCCGGATAATAATCAAGAAGCACGGCTTCCATCTCGTTTCTGACATCATTCGGTAAAGCCGACAGTCCCTCGAAAAAGTAACGGAGATTTTTCTGATTCGTGAGGTCGAAAACATTTGTTCTTGGGAGAAAGGCTTTTATTACCTCAAAGAAGCTCTTATTCCTCATACTTCACTCCGTTTATATACAAGTCACCTAGTTTGCAAAGCTCACCGAATCCCAGCTTGTATGAATCAATCTCAGTGGAATCAAGCTCCATCGTTGCGGTGTCAAAAGAAGCCTGTAATGATGAGGCAACACCGTTCGTTACAGCAATCACGGCATTTTTCAACACTGAGTCTGCCCGCAGATTCTCATCATCAAGACCTCTGATAAACGGCTGACGGCTCAAGAAATATGTATCTAGCTCGTTTTTCAGCGACTCACCGAAAACGGCAAAAACAGCACCTTCCATCCCGGTCACATAGACATCAAAAGTCTTCACGGTGATAGGTTTCACATTGCTGTAGCTTTCATCTAATTCAGGATCGAGAACTGCCGTCAAAGGCTTTCTGTTTGCGATTCCTGTATCCGGGTCATAGGTACAAGCCTCGCCAACAGCAACGCACAATCCTCTGTCAGCTATTCGGTCCGGGTAAATCGAGCTGTCGCCAGCAACATAAAGCAGAACGCCAGCCGGATGGTCTTTGTCACCATAAGGATAGATTTGAAGGACACCCGCAACTTCCTGCCCCCATGTTCGGTAATCGTTCAGAGAACCGCCTTGTGGCTGCGCTCCGTAGCCAGTTTTAACACGATTCCTGTAATGCTCTTCTGTCTCATCATCCGTGCCCGCATTTGTCGTGCCTGTGACGACTGCATTCTGCTCAACGAATCCCAGGGGGGATACAAATTTCAGCACATCATCCGTATTCAGGTTTCCGTCAAGACCTGCCTTAACGCAATACACCGGAACTTCTACAGTAGCCGCTTCAATGCCTGTGTTTGCGGTGACATTGTATAATAAGCCCGTAAGCTCGCTTTTAAGCTGTGTTCCGAGCGTCAGAACCTTTCCAGTCGAAACCGCAGTAACTCGCACCGTACCTTCCCAGGAAGTGCCTTTTGCCGGCTCGCCTACCCCAAACTGAATACCGAGCTGCACGAGCGGGTTTATCTGATGACCGAGCACATCCACGGTCTCAAAACTTGCCGTATCAGGGAACATCTGTAAAAGATTCCAGCCAGCGAGCTTGTAAAGAATCACGAAAACGCCCGCAACTACTTTTGAGAGTACAACGATAAAACTCTTTGGCAGCAGCCTCAGACTGTTGTTGAATTTCTCCTGGAACGAATTGATTAAGAGATTGTAGACATAATCAACCGTCTTGTTCTCATAAGCCATTATCGCACTGCCTCCTGCCATTGGAATTCATACGAGCCTCCGCCCGCTTTTTGCTTGTCCTGCATTACCTCAACTTCGAGCTTCACACGGTTTGAGCCTTTTGCAGAAAGAGAAGAAGAAACGCTGTCTGCATCAGCATCGCTCTTGAGCCATGCCAGGTCACGGCTTGCGGCATCGCCTGCCTTTCTGAGATTTCCGCTTGTAAGCGGAAGCCCAGAAACCGTAGCACCGAACTCGCTCTGCATCCATTCATTCCTCTGTGTTCCAGGAACTAAGTTTCCCCACCAGGTTTCTTTTACCCGGCCGTTCAAATCATCCTTGTTTCCGCCGAAAAGAGAGAGATAAACCGCCGTGTCAAAGTTCCTGCAATCTTTCACAAGCCCGTCCTCAACGACAATATCCCCGCCATCAGGGGTACAAATCAGGAGAACATCGCCCATGAAATCATTCTTGTCGTCAGCCATAAAAAATCCTTACTACTTACAAAAGTAGTCACATTGCCTCAACATCGCTTTGCCCCGCATCCGTGATTGTCAGGACGACAGGGGAAGTCACCGTAGATTGCCCTACCGTATAATCCGCCGTCTCACTTCCGCTGGAGACTTCCCCAACGGCAAGAGGCAGCGTTCCGTCAAATTTCGCACCCTTAATCAGATTCGCATTGAGCGTAACCGTAATCGGGGCGACCTGCGGACCAGGAACAGTTCCACCCGAAACAAGCACTTTAAGCCCGTCCAAGCAGATTTTTTTACCGTCTATCTTCGTATTTACAGAAAGCCCTGACTGTATCGTGCAGATACCCTTGTGAACCGTATCTTCAATCTTGCAGCCTTCAACAGCAACCATCGGCATCAGCTCACCTCCACTTTTCCGGACTGACCTTCAAGCGTTATTTTTCCCGCCATCGTGACTTTTCCGCCGTTTTTGTCCGTGAGCGTAATTCCGTCGGAATTTTCCTCTATCACATTTCCATTCTTGTCGGTCAGCTTGATTCCGTCCGAAGAAGTCTCAATCACATTGCCAGCCTTATCCGTGAGATTTATCCCCGCATCTCCGAAGGTCTGCATCTGAATGCTTCCGTCGTTAAGCAGCTTAATGGCCGCCATAACCTCGCCATCATCGTTCCTCGAATAAAGAATCTTCTCGCCTGGCTTCGCACCCTGCGAGACAGAAAGAACGCCTACGGCGACAAAATTGTTCGTGCCGTCAGTCTGAACAAGCACAATCCTGTCATCTGGCAAAGGCGGCGAGTCATCCCCGCTGGGAGCGAAAGTCTCAGCCGTCACATTTGCCCCGAAGTACATCTCTACCGTCTGAACGATGAATTTCTCAATCTCAGTCTGAATCAATCTCGCTATTCTTCCCACGGAAACACCTCCGGCAATGTGCCTGTCCTAGATTCAGGAAGAACGAGAGTGAAAGTTGTCTGCTCCCCGCTCCTGTCGTCACGAGTAAAAGTCACCTCATCGGCCAAAAGCTTTGTCTCCCTGTAAATCTCCGCTCCGGGGGCCTTTACGCTCACCGCCATATTCTTTCGGTAAAGCCTACCCTGCTTGTCACGATGGCCGGACACAGTGAGCTTGTACTTTACGCACTGAGCGAACATCTTAGCCGCAAGAGCCTTAACGGATTCTTCAAGTGTGCCCTCGACAGCATCATCAATCTGCTTTCCCCAGCATCGGAGAACGCCCCTGTTGATGAGCAATTTGTTCTCATAAGTGTATTTCTGCGAGTCCTCTGTCTTACTTGTCTTCGTGTAGCCGGTTATATGGCTGTACATCTTCTGGCCGTCAAATTCAGGAACGCATGAGATGAAAGGAAGTTCGCCCTGCTTGAAAGTCGCAGAGACCGCCTCGACCTTCGGACGGTAAATCAACAGGTTTCCGGCAGCTGTATTTGTAAGGAACATAAAACGCTGCTCAGCGAGCTTCGAGAGAAAATCCCAAACCTTGTCATCAAGCCCAACATCAACCTTCTCGAACGGAGAGCCAACGCTTCCCTGAACAACAACGCCGATACCAAAAGGTTCGCACACTGTCTCTGCTATTTGTTTCAAATCAAGTCCGCTGTATTCGGCGGGAAAAAGAGACGGCGGAAGGCACGAGTCAACAAGAACACCGCAAAGCGGATATCCCTGAACATTTATCGTCTGTGCATTTGGCTGAACGCTCGGAGTCGGCGGCAAAGCCTTGCCTTTGAAGACCAAATCATCATCAAAATAGACATCGAATGTCGGATAAGCGAACGGTCTAAAAGCGTTCCTGAGCTTTGCGCTTTTTTCATTCCAGACCGAAGAAAACGAAAAACCGTCCGTACCTGAGACCGAACGAACCAAAGTGAACCCTGTGAATCCTGTGTAGAACTGACCAAGCCCTTTCAATCCCAGATCCTGGGGGGCGTTTTTGTCGAGCTTCACGGATTCTTTCGCCTTTGACGAGGTTCCGTCAGAGACATTCGGGATAATAAGCACATCGCCAGGATAAATGACAGGGCTTCCGTCAAACACGGTTTTTCTTCCCGACAGCTGAGGATTAGCCTTTACGATTGAATTCCATTCCGCCGGGTTTCCGTAATATTTAGTGGCGATTCTGTTGAGCGTTTCACCCGCCTGAACCTTGTGAGTCTTAGCCATAGTAGCGGACCTCCCGCCCCATCGGGAGCAGAACAATTTCGTCGGCGGTAAGCTCGTTGTCTGCTATGAACTGGTCAAGCCGATCGAAGCCCTCTTCACCGTAAAGCTCGCAAAGAAGCTCCAAAACCTGTCTGTCACGCCCCAACTTTACGATTCGTGTGATTGGAAGCTCGAACGAAACAGTCTCCAGAACCTGAACTGCACTTACAATCGTTTCCAGCAAAGCAGAATAGCCCTCGCCGGTGTCAACGAAAGCATCCTTTTCTATCTGCGAGTCAACATATTCCTTGTAAATCTCAAACTGCTCGGTAACGGCATCGGCGGCGGAAAGAACCGAACCTCGGCTCAAAAATCCGCCCTCGCTGACATTCTCAGAAGCCCCGCCAGACGCACCAGAGCCGCCCGTATTTGAGTCGGAAGCGGTCTTGGCGACACCGAACCCCATAGAGCCTACCAAAGCCCCCAGAATCGTGCTTGTGACCGCAAACTGGTTCTTTATTGCGTTTATTCCAACCGGGTCTTTCTTTACATTTTTGATGATGTCATTGATTGCGCTCGAATATCCCTCGATTTTCGCTAGCGCATTTATGGCAAGCTCACTCGGAAGCCTTGCTGTCTTAATGAGAACCGTGGCAATGTTCTGGGCGTTTGCGGCAATCTGATCAAGATTACCAATCCAGCCGTTCACACTAGTCTTGAATGTCTGTATTTTT